AGAGATAACATACAGGATTTGGTAGCGGTCTCCTTTCCCGCTTCGCTACCTCCATTAGCATGGCAATAACAGTTGGAGTCTGCTGGTGTTAATGGGTGATACAGATGGCCGTCGCAGGAGTGTTGTGGCATGACAAGTACAGTTGGGAAGCTGCGCTTGATCATGATCATATAGCTCATGTCACCGCTGATCTAGACTTCGAGGAGGAAACGAAAGATGTTCCCACTATCACTTGTTAGTAGTAGCGGGACATCAAGGGTGTGAGGAAACACCACAGTCGCAGCGTAGCTATCACTAAGATAGTGTCACATTTTGATGAACATTACAACAGGCGTTCATACTCCGATGGTGTCGCTGATACCATGGTACTCGGTGATATTGTCAGACGCATAATCAGGGAGCTTCAAATACCCATTCGTAGGTCTGACTTATTGTACGTCGTTGAGAAAAGCATTAACGAAATACTATACGTTGATGAAGAGTATGTTCACATGTTGTAACTGCGTAAATGCCGTGCGCAAGCACAGCGTAGACAACAGGTTCGCGACCTGTAATCGCCAAATTTTATGGGATTGCCTCTCAACCCGCCTAAACTAGCACTCTAGATCATCCTCGTTCTTGGAGTGGTTAGCGTGGCTGGATGCGGGTTGAGTCAATTCCTGTGAAAGGGCGACAATGTCGGAAAAAACCACCACCTCAGCTATATAAGCTGAGGGGCTACGGGATTAGTAACAGAGTAGGTTGCCACCAACATAATTCAACCAACTTGGCTATATCTGTTTACTAAAGAGTATTGACCGTCTGTAAGGGTGGGTAGTAATAAGAAACATGCCCACCAACAGAAAACCATTATAGAACTTGTTTTGCCCCATTTGTTGATGAGCTAAGGCGTAAGAGCTTTACAACACCCCCCGTGTCGCGAGATACCTTTTGTTAAAGGTATATCAGCAACGGCAGGCGTTTTAGAAGTTACTAGCGTGCTGTAGCGAACCTAGAGCACATGGAGAAAACAAGAACTGTCGATTTGCGTAAGTTATCCCGGCTGCGCAATTTCGTTAAAGTGGAAAAGGTCACAGAAGATAAATTGGCAAAGGCACCACGGAATATTAGTCCCCGATCCCCAGAATTTAATGTGCTTTTGGGTTGTTACATAGCACATCTGGAGAAGGCTTTATTCCGCATCTTGGAACGTGTTTGCGGTTTCCCGGTTGTTTTTAAAGGGATGAATGCTTTGAAGTAAGGAGAGGTCTTGAGACACCATTGGGAAAGTTTTGTGGACCCGGTGGCTATCGATTTAGATGCCAGCAGGTTTGATCAGCATCAACATGAACAGTCCCTCAAAGTCGAGCATGAGTAGTGGTTGCGTATGGTTCCCCACGAATACCGTGAGGATTTGTAACAGTTACTCAAGTGCTAGCTCCTTAACAATGGCAGCGCCGTTTTCCCTTAGGAAGGAATTCGGGTTAAGTATTAAGTTCGAGGAACTCGTGCTTCTGGTGACATGAACACATCTAGTGGTAACTGTTTTACCATGGTTGGGTTAGTATACTCCTATATGCATGGAAAATGCAAATGGAGGTTGGCTAACAACGGCGATGATTGTGTTCTTATCATTGAAAGGCGTGATCTACATCGGATTTAGGACTTAACATAGTGGTTTGGTAAGATGGGATATACGATGGAGTCGGAGGGAGTAGTTGACATATTTGAAAAGATTAGCTTTTGTCAAACTAAACCGGTGTGGACCCCTAGTGGGTACAAAATGGTTAGGAACCCTTCTACAGCTATAGCAAAAGACATACACAGTCGCTGTGATCTTAGACGTCGTGATGTTTTCGATCTCTGGACATCTTGTGTAGGAAAAGGTGGACTAGCCTTAGCTGGCGACATACCCGTATACAACGCATTTTACAGAACTTTCCCTTAGAAAATCAGCACCGCTAACGTGCAAGAGGTAGCTTCTACAGTGGAATCCGGATTTTTCATGCTTTCCAAAGGCATGAAATATCACTGCACCTAAATAGAACCCCGAACTAGGTACAGTTTTTGGTAAGCATTTGGGATTACACCGTAGGAGCAATTGGTATTAGAGTAGCACTTCAATAGTGTTAAAATTAGGTTTGAGCAGCCTAGCTATGGCCAATTTAACGAGTGTGTAGTATTTGATTAGATGTTACTCGGGGGTTGACAAAGAAATATAAATAAATTAAACAAACATAGATAATCATGAAGAATTAATAATCAAACAAAAACAAGGGCAAGTCTTAGGGGACTGCCATGGGCTATTCGAATTAATTTAAATAGCCAGCCATAAGTAACACCGGTACTAACATTGTTGTTAAACATAGGGAGCTTATTAGTGAGATTACATCGCACGTAACATTTACACCAACATCGCTTAGAATTAATCCAGGTGATGAAGGGGTGTTTCCTTGGCTTTCCGGCATTGCTAGTAGGTATGAAAAGTATAGATTCAAGAAACTGAAATTTACCATCGTTCCATAGGTGCCCACAACATAACCGGGTAGCTTGGGATTGTACTTTGATTATGACCCAACTGACTAAACAGCTTTAACCGCTGCTTCTTTCTTTAGCAACCTTAACGCTGTCACAAAACAGATTTGGATGGAAGCCACAACAGTTGTGGCAACCTAGTCACAATTATTGTACGTCACTGAGTCACCCACCAAGGTTAATGAGAATCTCAAGTGGTATGATTATGGTCGTATCAATTACTTCCTGTAATCACCCACTAATGCTACTGCTTATCTATTTGCTGAGTATGAGGTTGAACTGAGTAAACCTCAGATCAGCTACAGTTTGTAGTAGTCATTTGAAGGTTATGCTTTTTGGTCCTCAACATTAGTGGATAACAAACCCACGACCTAACCATAGGTTTACTCTGGTGTTGGGGTAACTTCAGGGGGTTTTATTTCGGTACCTATTGACGGCTTGTATGAAGTGGTTGTGTTGGCAAATAGTAATGATAATGCCGCTACCCTCTCGTAGGTGTGTGGTAAGGCAATTACTAGAATGCCTTTAGGGGTTGATTCTTTTACAAACCCTATAGTGCAGAGCTACACATTTTTACTCCCTCTATTAGCCGAGGAATCTTTTTATGCTTTCCAGGTTAGCTCAGGCACTATTGATTGCAACGCGTTTCCATTAGATGCTACATCATTCTTGGGAATAAGCGTGAAATTAATTACACCTATTGCGCCTGTACCTTGATCCGCAATGTTACTTATCATTGATCTTTATTATTATTATTGCTCTTATTCAGTAATACACACACGGTATGTAACTGTGTCAGGTTTGACGTGAAGGCCTGTCATAGCTAATTTATTCACGGTTTGGACGTTCTAGGTTAGGCGGTGCGTTTGGCCATGGTGGCCATGCTTGAGTTGTTACACCTGTCAAGCTCTCAGGGGAATACATAGCCAATATGGTGTACGGATTTCACCCTCATCTTGGCAAAGTGCCACAATTTATACCATGGACACTGTTTGGTGAATGCACTGAGGCGCTAACAATTTCTAGGGGGCATATAATATCTAGGAATGTGTAGCGAAGTCAC